TGGTATAGGCTCTTCGGGACACTACATGGAGATAGATATCGCAGGCAACTCAAACACTGCCTATGCTGATCAAAAGGACGATGGTGACAAGATGCTGTTCCTGGACGTGAATGGAGCCAGCAACACTGTGGATATCCTACAACAGGGCACGGGAGAACACTTCTTGGATGTCACTGTGGGCAGTAATCAAACTGTGGACATCAATCAGGATGGTTCTGGATCGCACTCTGCCACCATTGATATGTCAGGCTATTCTGCCACGCTGGATCTGGATCAAACAGGCTCCACTGATCAAACATATTCTCTCAATCAGATCTGTACCAATGCCAACGGTTGCGGTACCACCACAGTGAATCAGAATTAAGCACTCATTTTAAATAAATACACACATAATGATTAAACAGTTTTTCATCATACTGCTCTTCACCACAGGCGTTTGGGCCAACGATATCTATATGCAACAAACTCCAGAAAATCCTCAAGCAGACAAGCCAGCATTTATAGAAGAAAAACCTGTAACTTCTGAAAAAGAATTGATATCGCCTCCACAAAAAGAATTTTGTTCTGTAATAGCAGGGTGTTATGAAGCTCAGTAAATTTTTCACACATTGGATATTCAGCATTGTTATATTAGCAGTCATAATGTTATGGGGTTATTCTGATCCTTTTGTAAAACAAACAGCCAGACTGAAATCTTTTGATCTTGTGCAAAAATATGACGTACCCACACTGTCGCAAGACATAGCCATTGTGGAGATAGATGAGAAGTCTATATCACAATACGGACAGTGGCCTTGGAAGCGAGATGTGATAGCAGACATCATATGGAGACTGCGTGAAGCAGGTGCAGGAGTAATTGTGTTGCCCATGCTGTTTTCAGAAGAAGACAGATTGGGTGGAGATGATGCTTTGGTTCAAGCAATCAAAGACAACGGTGTGGTCATAGCACAGGTAGGAACCACACAAACAAATAAAAATGCTGTGCCGAGAGGTGTTGCTAAAATAGGTGATCCTATGCCTTGGCTGTTTGAATGGCCAGGTATGTTGGGACCAATAGAAACACTAGGTAACACAGCCGCAGGAGTGGGAGTGTTGAACACAGCACCTGAGATTGATGGTGTTGTGAGAAGACTGCCACTGTTGATGCGAGTGGACACAGAAACATATCCCAGCATAGCCATAGAAACAATTCGTGTGGCAGTGGGAGATCCAAGTTACCAGGTTAAAACAGGTGAAGGTGGAATCATAGCACTGCGAGTTCCTCAATACAAAACTATTCAAACAGATGCCAATGCTCGTATATGGTTGCGTTGGAACAAAGAATTCATAACAGTCAGTGCCGTAGACAATTTCAAATCACTGCAAGGTAAAACAGTGATTATAGGAATCACAGCAGAAGGATTGGGCAGTGTGATTGCCACACCCAACGGAGAGAAGTATGCTCATATGTTGCCAGCCACAGCATTACAAACCATCATCAATGGTGACAACATTGTGCGTTTTGATTATGCAACATTTGTTGAGTATGTGGGCACAGCATTAATTGCCTTGATATTAATTTTTGCGGCGGCTTATGCACCTTATTGGTTGATTGGTGGCTTGTTGGTTTTGTTGTACACCAGTTCTGCTTATGGCAGTTACTTTGCTTTCACAAGACATCTTCAACTGTGGGACGTCAGTTGGTTATGGTTGGTCACAATCATAGTGAGTTTCCATGCTGTGTTCAATAGGTTTGTGATAGAGTTCTTTCAAAAGCAACAGATTAAGAAACAGTTTGGAGGATATGCTTCACCAACTGTGGTTGAGATGTTACAGAAAAATCCTGCTCTAATCAAACAAGGTGTTAAAAAAGAAGTTTCAATATGCTTCTCGGATCTCAGAGGATTCACTCCATTGGGAGAATCATTTGGTGATGATGTAAAAGGTTTGACCGAAATAATGAATGGTTACATGGATGCTATCACACAACCTGTATTGGATGCTAATGGTATGATCATAAAGTATATCGGTGATGCTTCCATGCACATTCACAATGCTCCTATTGATGATGAAAATCATCCACGCACAGCAGTTCAAACAGGTTTGAATATGTTAAAAGCAGTGAAAGAATTTAATAAAAAAATAACATCACAAGGAAGACCTCCAATTGGCATGGGTGCTGGTATCAATACAGGCTTGGGATATATCGGAGAGATGGGTAGCACACAACGACATTCATATGATGTGTTGGGTGATGCTGTGTCCACCACAGCCAGACTGGAGTCACAGTGTAAGAATTATGGAGTGCTGTTGATAGTTGGACCTGAAACAGTGCGAAGAACTGAAAATGATTTCTTATATTTAAAACTGGATGATTTGGCTGTGAAAGGTAAAACAGTGGGATTAGAAATTTACACAGTGTTGGATCTTAACAAAAACAATTACTCAGCAGAAATTAAAAAACACAATCAGATGCATGAGCTGTATAGAAAACAAGAATTTAAAAAAGCCATTTCTAAATGTAAACTGTTGAAAGAAGACTTTAAAGGTCAAATGAAAGGTTATTATGATATGTGGATTGAAAGATGTGAATTCATGATGACCCAACAACTTCCGAAAGATTGGGATGGCATTTTTAGAGCTACCACAAAATAGTTATTTTTTCTTTTTATTCGATTTTTCTTTTTGTTCAAGAATCATGTTTAACTTTTGAGTTAAACGTATCATGTCATTGTCCAACATTCTCACCCTGTCTATCAGTGCAATCAGTGTTTTGTTGGCTTCACCCAGCACAGGTTTGATTTCTTTGGTTACCCATGTCCACACATAGTAAACAAAGTATCCTAAACCAAATGCGGCAATGATTGGAAATCCAAATTCTTTAATTGCTGTTGCCAGTTCTACTGTCATTAGTCTTTCCTTGCGTCTTCTTTGCCTTCGTTAGCGGCAATGCGATCCACATTGGGTTTGACACCTGTCACGTGTGACAACAACGCATCTATTTTGATCAAGTCGTTGTTCATGGTCTGAACTCTGTTGTCCAGTGCTTGAATGATATTCTTAAGACCATTCACCGATCCTGTCACAGTTGCCAATATGAATTTTAAGATGATGAATATGAATATACCAGATGCCACAGCACCTGCTATTGGAAAACCTACATCTGCTACAAATTGTAAAAAGTTCATTATGTAGGTATTTATCTACTATTAGAATACTAAAGACAGCATCCAAACTAATGTGAGAGTGGGTACTGTACACATCAGTATCAAAGTCTTGTTCTTCTTCCATTTTGATTTGATGGTAGATTTAGACTTTTTGGTAATACCGTATGTGATTGTTTTCCATTCACAATGATTATAAGGCCACATATTTTTCTTTCTTTTGTACACTTTGGGCCCATAGTCGAAACTATTAGGCCCAAAGGTTGTGTGTTGCTGATTACTTCTTGCTTACGCCGTTGAAGAATGCTTCAGTAAATTTCTGTACATTCTGTTGGTATGCTTTGAAGTTTTCTTGAATTGATTCAGGTTTGATTGATTCCTGAACTTTTTCATTGAACTTCTTCACATTTTCCATAAGCATCTGAGTGTTTTCACCAATTGAAGCACCGTTCGTTACGAACTCATTGAACTTTTGTGCAGTTGCAATGATGTCTTCTGGTGTGATTGAAGGATACTTAAATTCAGTAACCACTTGATCACCTTCTTTTCTTACAGATTGTTCGTACTCGTTGTACTTGATTGAGTAATTGAACTCGGCGATTGATTTCGCTAGTCCTAATAGATCGGCTCTTATTTCGTAGCCATTTCTTGTGTTGTTTGCCATTGTCTTTCTCCTTTGTTTGTGTGTTTGTGTGTCGTTATATTAACAATGTGCTAGTAATATAACATGATTATTTATGTTTGTCAACCAGCAAAATGTATATTATAGGGTTCAATAATAACGATTGACAACCAAAAACAAGTGTGTTAAACTATGAACACTTACTTTATATTCGTGGACATAACGGTAAATAGTTAAAAGCAGGGTAGTACATATGAAAAAACGTACCAGAAGTATATTAGATGAGTTGAGAAACATTGGTAGAATCAATGATACCGAAGCCTTTATCGAAACAACAGGCTCCAATATTATTGAAAGTGCTGTCAACTTGCTCAACACCATTAGAGAGAATTATCCTGAAGAACAGGCAGTGGAGTTAGAAAGACGTTTTTTAAATTCTATCCGTAACAAAGAAGCAAAAAAGTTTCAAGTTGGTGTCAAAAAAATAATTGAAAGTAAAAAGTCAAATGATGATTCTTAAAGAAGGTGGCAATGTTTTTAAAGATCCTAATGGACAATTAGCCACTCAAAGAATCAATCAAGCAGATGTGGCTCCCACACTAGCCTGGTTGGAAAAAATTGTTGGTTTAGACCTACAAGGCAACACACTGGGCACAACAGGCAAGGCTCCCACATCAGGAGATTTAGATGTTGCCATAGATCAATCAAAAACTTCAAAAGATCAATTGGCAGACAAATTGAGTCAGTGGGCGATACAGAACAAACAAGATCCTAAACAATGGGTGGCAAAGAGCGGTATATCTGTACACTTCAAAACTCCTATCAGAGGCAGTGCTAAGAATGGCTTTGTACAAACTGATTTGATGTTTGGCGATCCAGACTGGATGCGTTGGAGTTTGCAAGGTGGTGAAGTAGGTTCAGACTACAAAGGTGCAGACAGACACGTGATGATTGCTTCTATAGCCAAACCTCAAGGTTATAAATGGAGTCATAAATCAGGATTGTTGAATAGAGAGACCAACGAACCTATCACAAAAGATCCTAACAAAATTGCTGAATTACTTTTAGGCAAAGGAGCAACTGCCAATGATTTAAACAGCGTGGAAACTATTCATAAAAAAATTAAAAGCAGAAGCGACTATGATAAGTTAGTGGCAGATGTGAAAGACTCATTTGCCAAAGTAGGTAAAACATTACCTGAGAGTGCTGGACCAATTGCTTGGTTTAGAGCCATGGCAAATAACATTAAAATATGAGATTAGTTGAATTTAAAGAAATAGACAAGAAAAATCTAGCACTGAAAGAATCTAGAATACAACACGCAGAAGATTTAATTTTCTGGGAAGGTTCTAAAGGTGTTGCTAGAGCAATTCAACAACTGGAACAATTAAGCAAAAGCACACAATCACTCACAATCAAATGGGACGGATCACCTGCTGTGGTGTTTGGTAGAAATCCTAATGGTGAATTTATTTTTACAGACAAAGCAGGCTTTGTGGCAAAAAGTTATGATGGTAGAGCAACCAATCCAGAAGACTTGAAAGGTGCTATCATGCAGAGAGGTAAAGATCCTACCAAACGAAAAGCACAGGCTCAATATGCTTCTAAGATGGCTTCTGTGTTTGACACCGTGGCTAAGGCAGTGCCAGAAAACTTTCAAGGATACTTTGTGGGAGATATGTTGTATTTTTCAACTCCTAAGAAAGCAGGCAATCAATTTGTTTTTAAACCCAATGTGGTTGAATACAGAGTGGATGCGAACAGTGAACTGGGACAAAAGATTTCGCAGAGCAAAGTGGGTGTAGTAATACATCACACCATGAGTGAAGCAGGCAAAGTGTTGCCTATAAAAGATTTAGAAATGATACAGGGAGATGTGTTGGCAATACCTCCAACCACTGTGAACAAAAAACAACCAATTCAAGTCAAAGGATTGGATCAACTCAAATCGTTGGTCAGCAATAGTGGAGCAGAAATAGATGTACTATTGAATAAAAATAAATTAGCACAAATGAAATTAACAGATTTACCCAACATACTCTACACTTATACCAACAGCAAAGTGGATACAGGATTAACTAGACTGGGAGAAGACTTTATCAAGTGGCTTCAAAGCAGTTCAGTGTCTGCTCCTAAAAAAGCAAAGATCACAGAATATGTGAAAGGTAATATAAAAGCATTCAGCAAACTTTGGATTTTAGTTGGCGGGATAATGAAAGTAAAAGACAGCATAATCAATCAGTTGGATCGATCACAAGGAGATATTAGTGCTACAATAAATGGAAAACCTGGCGGAGAAGGCTATGTGTTGGGTTCACCAGAAGGCAATATCAAATTGGTCAACAGATCCGGCTTCACCAAAGCCAACAGAGCGATAAATAGATAAGGAGAACACAATGAAAGCAAAAGAATTTATTAAAGAGTTTAGAGACATAGATCCAGCAGATGATCCAAATTTTGGTATGGACAAAGAATTCAAGCAGGATTCTGTGTTCAATCAATTGGGCAAGATATTAGACAGCAGAGGAAATCCAAATCCGTTAGACACAGTTGTGACTGATGATGGTAAAAAGTTCAAAGTGAATTTTCAACAAGCCACAGTGTTAAGAAGATTGTTGACTGCACCAAGTGTAAAACCTCAAATTAAGTCACAGTTCACAAAAGACTTACAACAGAGTGCTACTCTTGAAAAATATTTACAAGCAGATGACATGGTAGAGCTGTTTCTTTCTACGTATAATCCAGAAAAAACAGAACCTAGTCCATACACCAAATACGACGACTAACCATAGGATTTGTCAGATTTAGATATGACAAAACAAACTCAAGATACAGAAGCAACAATGGACTTTGTCAGTTCACTTTTTGAAGCACGTATGACTCGTGATTCAAGCGATCAGAAAGTGTTAACTTACACAGACTGTTCTGAAAGATTGTATCTAACACTTTTGATTTTACAACTGTTGAATCAATATCCTACATACAGACAGTTGGCTTCCAAATATGCTAGAGACACCAAACACAGCAATTACGATAGATTTAGAATGTATTCTACTGATCTATACAACTTTGTGTATTTTGTAACAGGCAACGAAGAATCATTGAACAAATTGAAAGATCCTGAAAGTGCCAAAGCGATGCGTAAGAAAAGTTCTTTTCCTACAATGGCTTTCAATAGATATTTGATGGCTTTACAACAAGGATTAATTGCTCCCAGTATCATGCAGGTGTTTCTTAACATTGAAAATGGTTTAAGAATCAGTAACACAGACTACAAAAATATTAGACGAAATGTGTTTTTGTTTAACTCAATCACAGAACGTGAGAAACAAAATTTAGTCACAAGATTATTACACGCGGCAAGAGCCAAATTGAGAAGTTCAGACATTATAGAATATCTTGAAAAATTAGCCTCTGATAGGAATCTTGAAACTGGTAGAGTTGATGATAGAGAACCAACAATCAGTATTCCTGATATTAGTACACAAGGTAGAGATTTAGCCATGTATAGATATATTGTGGGAGGGTCTAATCTTGTAGCAACCAAACGTTTTATTGACCTAGCATTGAACGGTAAATCCATTCCAGGTAGTTTGGTACAAGCATACCTACCAGCAATTAAAATGATAGACGATATTGTGAAAGCAGGGCCATCTTTTGTTAGTGTGCTCAAGGCATTACAATCTAGAGCTCAAAAGAGCCGAAAATAATATAGTAGCACA